TCGAAACTGATTTTATACGTTTGAAAAATATCTGGCTCGAAGAAACTCGATTTCATTCGTCAATGGATAAAATTACAAAACATCCGGCTTATCAAGCCATCATTCAAATGGGAGAGGATGTTGTTCCGTTGATTATAAAAGATCTTGAAATGGAACCCAAACATTGGGGACCGGCTTTGTTTGCAATAACAGGAGCAAATCCAATTCCAAAAGAACATGCCGGAAGGGTAAAAATGATTGCGGAAGATTGGATTCAATGGGCAAAAGAGAATGGGTATTATAAGTAAAGTTTTGTAGAGATGATATTGATGATAATATCTAAAAACTGTTTGTAATTTTTTGGAGTGGAGTAGGTTACTTTGCTTGTGTCTAAAATACAGAGTTCAATTCCTCTTTCAAGACAAGCTTGAAATTTTCTTCCGTCGTTGTTTTGGGTTTTATCAAGTTGTTCTTGACCAAAAATTGGTTCGTAATGAAAAATACCATTTAATTCAAAAGCTAATTTTAGTGATGGTATATAAATGTCAAGCTCTGAATTAACTGCATCTTTACGAGAATAATGAATTTCAAGATTCGGATAAAGAACAGTTAACTGTTCTTCGAGCCATTTTTCAAGTTTAGATCTTCTAATACCATATTTTTTATGAGTATTGTTATAAGTTGCAGAACAGGATTGAGAACAAAAATAAAAACCGCTTTTTGATTGTTTTACTCCACAAGCCGGAACAGAGCATTGTTTTTTACAATTACCACATTCGAAATGAAATTCAACCATTGGTTTTGAAGCACAAAAACACTTATAATTACAATAGTGGTTCGTACTACCATAATAGATAAACCGATCTTTAATAACTTTTTTCTTACGTGAAAATACGCTATAGCAAAAATCACAAAACAAATAAAAATGAGTTTTGTCTTTGGCGCTGTCGAAATGCTCTTGAAAATATAAACCGCTCATATAATAATAATCGAATATTACTTATCGATTCCAGTTGTTAGAGCAAATGGTATGTTAGCTGGCTGGGCAGCAGGATTCTGTTAAAATCCCGACGAGGTGTTCGATTCACCTACATACCGCTGCAATTACTTGCACTAATCCTTCGCAATAATTAAAAGATCTTGACTGCCATAAGTTGCAGATTATAATCTTTCAAGGAAAATATGAGCGATTCAAAAGAACAAGATCATATTGATTGGTTTCTCAACTCAGCCAAAGAAAATTATTTCTATACAAAAGATGAAGTTGCATTGATTGATGCAATCCAAAAATCTGCCGATATTGCAAATCATGAAAAAATGACATTTGGATTAATGTTGATAAATTATGGAATCGAACAGTTAAGAGTTCGAAATCTTGAAGATCGTCTTCAGCTCTCCTACAAAGGAGAAGGAATTGAAAGTTATCTAAATAAAATTGTTCAATTCAATCCAAAACTTGGCTATGTTTCTCTTGATGCTGGAATAAGTGGTCGAGATGAAAAAGATGATTATTCTTGTTATTTCAAAATTCCAATTCAATATAGTGAAGATATAGATGAATATTTCAAATCCGCCAAAGAAGTTGAAGATAAATTGAAACAAGTTCTTCGAATTATTCTGGTTGATGCAAAGAAAATGAGAATTTAAAATGAATCATAATTATGATGAGGTCGATGAAGAGTTTGAGAAAAAAAGAAATTTCTTAATCAAACAAAGGATTGAACGTCAAGAATCTTTGTTCAAAGAACAAATGTCGAAAATTAATTCAAGAGAAGAACTGATTGGAATCATAGTATGTACAAATGATACTTTGGAAAGAAAAATGGCTTTTCTGAGGTACGATCAACTCTTAATTGAAGAAATTAAAAAGGAGACAAATAATATGTTTGGTTTAATTGGAGATTTGCTTGATGGGACCGCGAAACTTGTTGGAACCGTTGCGGGAATTGCCATTGCGCCCATTGCAATTGCACTTGGAGTTTCCGAAAGAATGGTACGAAAAGCGGTGGAAGCTGGCTGCAAAACGCAGGCCGAAATTAAAGAATGGATTGAAGAGAATTCGTAATATGAAAGCTGTATATCTATTAGCGTGTGCCAGTCTGCTTGGTTGTTGGTCTTCAAGTTCCATCATTCATGGTCCTGACGGAAAGGATGTTATAGCAATCAGGTGCGGTGGATCATGGGCAGATCAGCAAACATGCTTAGAAGAAGCATCAAAAACTTGTCCGTCCGGATATTCAATACTAGGTCAATCTGCAAATGAAGGAACAGCATTTATTGCCAATCAATTTGGAGCGAATTCAATTCGAACATTTCGTGGAAATATGCTTATTCGTTGTGGGTTGGTATCTTTTTCTTCAGAAAAAATATCTTCAACAGAAGTTATTACAACAAATAAAATTCATAAAGAATTTATGAAAGGATGTTATCAACACTTACCACCAAATGCACCAATTGGTTTATGTGATTGTGGATATGATCAATTTTTAAAGCTTTATTCTGTCGAAGAAAGAAGTTCTTCAAATTTAGATCTTAATAAATTGGAGCAATATAAGATCGTTGTCAAAAATAAGTGCTATTAAAATTTGTGTGCCGATAGCTGCGGAATAATGGTTTCAAATTTCCATAAAATAAAAATTTGAATACGCGGGTGTAATTCAACAGTAGAAATTCAGCCTTCCAAGCTGAAAGTTGTCGGGGCAGAACCGATCGCCCGCTCTAATATACCTCCATACGCATCTGGTGAAGCGGATACCTTGTCACGGTATTGAGGCCGGTTCGATCCCGACTGGAGGTGCTATAACTTAATTTCACAATGCCATTGTGGTGGAACCTGGCAGACACGACAAGCTCAAGCCTTGTTGCCTTAAAAAGCGTAAGAGTTCAAATCTCTTCTTTGGCACGAATAACATGCAGAAGTGGCGTAATTAGCAGCCGCAATACATTAAGAGTGTATCGTCCTTGGACGTGTAGGTGCAAGTCCTATCTTCTGCACAAATGGGCGCATAATTCAGCGGAAGAAGTTAATCCTTACAAGGTTAAAGTCGTTGGTTCAAATCCAACTGCGCCTACCAAAATATGACATCTTAGCGAAACTGATATGAAAGTAAATGATTGGCTTGAAGAGCTTCGATCGCTATTAGATTCTGATAATCATGGATGCGAAGAAACGTGGACATGAAAGGAATAAATCATGAATTATGAAAATTTTTCTCCGGAAGCAAAACAAGCAATTGAACATTTGAGAAAATTTTTGATCAAAAATAAAGATAAAATTCAAGATAGAGGTTGCGGTTGTTGTGTTGATTATAATGACACCTATTATCAGACTAATTTGTGGATGGTAATACAGAAGTCAGCATTGACTTTTAATATTTGCTTTGAAGAAGCAAACGATGTAGCTGATTTTTGTAAATCTAAAAATTTTTGGCTCGGTCAAAAATAAATTTGGACCGCATAAGCTCGGATATATAAAACAATAACCGAATCCGAATGAGGTGCGGGAAGTGACGTTGCAAAAACATAAAGGGTCCTGATCTTTGTTATTGGTTGGCGATTGTAAAATGTCCCATTGAACAATAACTTGCTTGAATGCAAAAGAGAGACTGGAGCGCTCGACAAGCTATCGCTCTTTTTCCGAAGCGGTCACAAATCGGAAAATATGGTAACTATAACCTAATCTGGTTAAGGTAACGCACTGTGACTGCGTGTATACGGATTCAAATTCCGTTAGTTACCCAAAGTGTTGCAACACTTTATGTCGCATTATTTGAAATATTAGTTAAACAGGTCAAGGATGAGATCTTGACGTAAGCCTCCGAAACTCATCGGTGCAGGGCAGTTTAAAGAATAATGATAATAATGTATGTCGCATAGTTTAACTGGACAGAACGTCTGGCATAGGGCTGGAAAACGCGGGTTCGATTCCCGTTGCGACTTGATATGTCTCGTTATATCAATGATAGATTGTCTGGCCCCGAAAGCCAGAAGATTTCGGTTTGATTCCGAAATGAGACACCAAACAAAATTTTGATCAACTGTCTGCTCGACAAATTAATCAAATAGCTTGATAAGTTACAATCAGATGTTCTCTGATCATGTGCTTTGCGGGTTGGTGGTTCAGCCTACAAGCGAACGGATGATATCTCCGAAAACCACCACAAGGTCCATTCGTCTAATAGAAGGACAATACCCCTCTCAAGGTATGAACGACCGGCGCACATCCGGCATGGATCACAAATAAAAATGAATCACCTGTTTGTAAATTGATATATCTTTACCAGAAATGGTTCACGACTATGTTATGAACGAATAAGGTTCTTATGAATATAAAACCAAATGCAAAAGAAATTGCACGAGCTGATACAGATGGATTGACAATTGTTGTTCGCCCCTCCTCAAAAGGAGGATATTCCATTTTTCTTATTGATATAAATGCCGAAACTGAAGATGGTCGTCCAAACAATTCCAATGTTTATTGGGCGTATCATGCAGATCACAAATATGAAATTCGAAAAGAAGTCGCAGAAAGTTTACGTATGGCAAACAAATGTGCTATAGGTGAAAATATGCCAAGAAAAAGTCGAGTTAGGAACTTTTATTCAGAAAGAAAGTGGTTGGGGTGGGTATAAGATTTTTCAGCAACACCTTCGGGCCTTCCTGAAAAAACCGATTTAATGCGCGGTTGAACAGCAAAATTAATCTTTGAAATTTGTTGTTTTGGATTTAATAAACAAAGATTATTAAATCAAAGCATTCTTGGGCGCGTAATTCAATGGGAGAATTTTACACTTGCACTGTAAATATGTGGGTTCGATTCCCACCGTGTCCACCATTATCTCACATGTGAGACAAACAAATAAAAGAACGCGTACAGCATTTCAACCATCTTAAAAATGAAATAATGCGTTCTGATCTTTTTCAAATTATCAGGTTAATGAATACAATGACCCGAATCCCTATACTGGTTAAGATCATTGTATAATAGTTCGGTCGTGAACAACGATGCTTGGAAACAAGCAAGGCAACCTCACCAGCAATGGTTTGGATTATAAATCCATTCAGAAAATTCGATCGCGGATCGCAGCGAGCAAAGCCGACAAACAAGGTGCAAAGCCTTTCCGATAATTTGATTTTTTTGGAGCAAAATGAAAATAATAGTTTACCATTCTTTTTATGGTTGCGCAACAGGTTGTTGCGGACATTTTGTTCAACTTGAAAATGGGCGCGAATTATTTAAATTCGCCCATCCTGATAGCAATGATCCTGAAGATATAAAAAAATTTGCAGAAGATATGATCCGATGGACATATGGAGAAGAGCATGTAAAAGATCTTGATTGGGAAAATTGTCATATTAAAGATGATGAGTGAGATTTGGAAGCAAGCCAGATACTGGATCTATAGCTGGACGGTTCTGTAAAAATCGTTTCATTGAACGCCGGCAGTTCATGAATATGAAGGTTCAATTCCTTCTGTCTTCCACCGGATAAACATAGTTCGAACTATGTTTCCCATGTTGCGACAAGTGTTATTTGACGCTTTATGTTAAATATCAAAGAAACAAACGGCTTTGACGCAACTAAACCCCATATTAAATGTAGTGGTAACATCTAACTTTCATATGGTTAGAACCTCCGTTCGATCCGGAGATATGGGACAAATTGATAATATTTATTCGAAAGTTTGGGCTCTTTGTGGCTGGCACATTTGAATCGTTGGAATGTTATCAATTTAAACTTAACAAACAATTTTTTGCTTAGAAAAATTTGGATGTTCAAACGCGTTAAGAACGAGCCCAAATAATTGTTTGTTTTTTCAGCCCTCCCGGTTTGGGCCAAGAAACCGGCAACTCTTTTTTGCTGCGGAGATATTGCCTCCAAAACAATGTTTGAACAATCAAACGGCAGGAAAGAGTTGCGATATTGTGGAATCGTACAACGGCAGTACTCGGGTTTTTGAAGCCCAGAATCAGCGTTCGATTCGCTGTTCCACAACTACATGAATAAATATAAAATCATCGAAGATTCTGTTGGTCCGAAACGTTCCTTTTCAATTACGGTTGGATTAAATGAAGGCTATGATTCGCCTTGCTCTCACAACATATATGAATTGATATGGGAATGCATAGATTGGATGATAGATCGCGTGGAGAAAAACCTTCCATATCTTCCAGGAATGTGGAAAACGGCGGATATGTGTTATGTTCATAATGGACATCAAATTATCGAGCCAGTTGCAATTTTTTGCGGAGAAGTTAATCATCTTTATAATTCGAATCTTAAAGATAATGATATTGAAGAAATGTTAAATGAACTTGCTTCGGTTCTTGGTTCAACAACAAATCAAACAAGAGTATATTTATCATTTTGCGATAAAATGTGGATATTGGAAAAAGAATAATTATTTCAGAAGTATTTGATAAGGTAAAAAAATGAGTAAAATCAGTACAGTCAAACAAACAATTAATGACGCCATTATTTCAATAAAAAAATCAGTGTCAAAATATGAATTTGACGAAACCTCTGTTGACGAAATAGAAAAAATATTAGTTAATTTAACCGAAACAGTTACTTACGTCAAAGATCGTCTTGTAATTCTTCCACCACATTTAAAATATATTGCTAGAAGCGAAAATCATTTTTTGATATTCAATAGAGGCGGAATTAAAATTTATGCCTTATTACAATCAGAAAAAGAATATATAAAAGAACTTTTAAGTTTTTCTTGGTGGGAAGATGGCTGCGGGGCGGGTGCTGATGTTATTCCGGATACAGATAACAATAATGTGTATTTTTACAATACGTGTCCTTGGGGCGCAAAACAATTAAATTTAACAAAAAATGAAGTTGAAATGATTCAACCCTGGGTTAAAGAAATTAGAAAAATTTATGGACCGTTGGATCAAAAAGACAAACGTTTAGCAAAAAATTTCAATAGATTTTATTAATATGAAATCAATAATTTATATTTATAACGATGTTATGCTTGATTGGCGTCTTTTATTAAAAGCCCCAAAACTTGAACTTGATTTAACGAAAAAATGTTTTAAAGATGATTTGCAAAAAATTATCGATCATGTTGATTGGACAAAAGAAAATGTATTTTACAATTTAGACTTTTCTAAAGTAAAGTTTCTTCCAGATACGGATTTTTCAAAGTCATCGTTTAATAACTGCATTATGGATTGCAATTCAACAATTGAGCAAAAATATATTGAACCAAATACAGAAAATAAATCAAATACAAAAAATAAAAGTTATTACAGAAAAATACTAGATGGAGAAATATCATTTGATCAATTAAACGAATATGATAAGTTTCTTTATGCTGAAGATTTTTATTGGCGATAACAAGAAAGTAAATTATGTGGAAAACTTGGTCGATTACAAAGAATAAATCACTCGAAATTGTATTAGATAAACCAAATCGTTTTGTTTATTTTGATATTTGTTCAAGTTGGACAAAGAATACAGATCATGCAGGATTTAACTTTTATTTATCTTTGCTTGGTTTTATTCAATTTGAATTTAATATAACAGATAATCGTCACTGGAATAATGAAGAAAATCGTTGGTTTAATGAGGGCGAATATTCATTAGAAAATGGAAAAACGATTAAAATATAATGTCGTTTGTTAGATTAAATGTTAATTTATAGTTTTCAAAAAGATAAAATCGTTGAAGATTTAAATCTTCCGGATCATATGATGGCGGTAGAGCTTGGAGATTTGATGATTTATTGCACTTCATGTTCTGAAGGAAAATTTATTCAATCTTATGGTGATAAAGTTTATAATGAAATCGAAAAAGAATCTTATAAATCTCAATTTAAATTAGGAGATCCTGAATTTGATATTTTGATATCAAAAATATCAAACCATTTTTGTAACAAAATAAAAGGTTTTGTAAACACACATAGAAATTGTTTGCCTCCAACAGAAGAGACTAAGCTTTTTAGTTTGAATTGTTTAATGTAAATTGAGAAAAAAATAAAAGTTGACAACGGTTATGTTATCGTTATAGTAAGGCACGGTCAATGTAGCTCAACTAGCAGAGCAATCAGATTTAAATGATGCTTATTTCTCGCTTGCAAGACTGAAGCGCTTCATCGGCAAGTTTGATATAATACGGATAAGGGTGCAAATCCCTTCGTTGGCCCAAAGAGTTAATTATGGAATGTACAATAATTTCAAGAAAAATTGAAAATGATTCATTAAATCAAGAAATAATTCTCCAAGTTGGAAATGAAGAGTTTTTATTGTATAATCCTAACACAAAAAATCTTCCTATATCAAAAGAAGAATCTGAACGATTAATCAAAATCCTTGCAAAGGAGGAAACAAAAGTTATCTTATCAAACAAAGGTTGTAATTTTCATATTGATTGCCAGCAAGCGAATGAAATTGCAAAAAGTAAAGGAAAACTTTGGGCCGAACATTGTTCGGATGAATCTTGTGAAGATTGTTTTGGAACGTGAAATAAATGGTTCTGGACGGCTTGGAAGCCTAAGACTCCTGATAAGGGTCTTGACTGAATTCGAATTTTCAGCAGAACCACCATGTCTAAATGTGGTAAAATAAAAAGAAATCTAAATTCAAAACGAATAACAGTTGACGATCAATCCTATTGGAGATTTCTTAACCCATTTCCTTATAACGATTATTTTTATCCACGTCTTATTTTGTTCAATCAAAATGAACGAGGATTTCTTGGAATGAAAATTAAAATAAGTTCTGGAGGGTGTTTATTTTTTCAATTTTGTCGAATGAAATAATAATTTTGGAATAAGTGGAAAATGTTGCGCAAATGCTATATAAGACATTTTAATAATTATCCCGCAAGCGAACCAACAGAGTGCGCAAAACGAGGCTGTTATTTAATGGGAATCGAAGTCGTTCCATTTGAATGTCCGGAAGAAATTGATTCTATTGAAGATTTTAGTCCTGAAGTTGGAATCTCTTCGTATATTGGAGATGTTCATCGTGCATTGAGAAAATTAAATGTTCCAGAACCAAAATCAAATATTGATTATCCGGATTCTTTAAAAGATTATTTTGGTCGAAAAATATTTATAAAAACAATGCAGGAAATTCGGGAACATCCCGATCAGCATTGGTTTATTAAACCAAAGGATGATCATAAATTATTTCCCGGCAAAATTTGGGACGGATCAAAAACAACAAGGCTTCTTCTTGGTCATGTCGGAAACGACGTTAAAGTTTGGTGTTCTCCAATAATTAATATATTGTCCGAATATCGTGTTTTTGTTTGTGATAATGAAATTCTTGATTGTCACAGATACAAGGGAGATTGGAGCGTGGCTCCAAATCAAATATACGTTAAAAATATGATTGAATTATTAAAACCAACCGCTCATCGAGCATATTGCTTAGATGTTGGAATTAATTTAAACGGATCAACAATATTGATCGAAGTAAATGATGGATATGCTTTCGGAGCATATGGTTTGCGCCCCGAGTTATATATGAAAATGATTTCAACTCGTTGGGAAGAGTTCTGCCAATTTTTAAATTGAAAGTATATTATGAAACCATGTCCTTCATGCAACACCAAACATCGCAAATTTCCAGATCTATGTTATATCTTTTTAGAAAATTCTGTCTCGCACTCACGAATTTTATTTGGCTCTTATGAACCATATAAGTCAAGCAAAGGAGATGAGGAGGCGTTAATAAAAACGATCAAGTTTAAGTTTGATCCTTTCCCTTATCCAGAAATAAACCGCGAATATTGTATTGAAGAAATTCAAAAACTAATTTTAATGAAAAATTACATTAGTAATCAATGGCCGAATAGATTAGAAAACCGCAATAAAATTCTAGCCAATGGCTAATAAAACTTCTCCAAAGTTAATTCTTTGGGAAAACATTCATCTATAATGGTTATGGATGAAATAAAATGTTTGAAAGGTGGTGATCGAGTGTTTTCCAGCAGGAAAACATGAAATCATTGGATGAATTTTATTCATCCAATGATTTGAGGCGGGCCAACAGACCCGCACGGAATCGAAGATACTTCCTATAACGGTTGTATTACAAATCGATTCCTCGGATGATTAAGTTCATCCGAATTCCGCCATAGAATAATGGCAGTTCAGCGCTCTCTGAAAGCGTGTATTCTGGTTCGATTCCAGATGGCGGAACCAATTCAAATGAAAAATTATAATGGAAAAAAAGCAAAAGATTTATCAGAAATCTTAATAGAAAATTCAAAATATCGTTGTGGGCTTCTAAAAGAAAGACTTATTCAAAATAAAACGTTTCAAAACAATTGTTTTGAGTGTGGTTTAAAAGATTATTGGAACGACAAAAAAATAATTCTTCAGTTAGATCATATCAATGGAAATCGATACGATAACCGAATTGAAAATTTAAGACTTCTTTGTCCAAATTGTCATTCGCAAACAAAGAATTTTGCTGGTAAAAATATAAAAAATAAAAGACCAAAATCAATCAATTACTGTAAAAAATGCAGCATTAAGGTTTATAAAAAAAATTCATTTTGTAAAAAATGTTGTTTGCGAAAATCTAAGATCAATTGGCCATCAATAAAAGAATTACAAATGTTATTAACACAAATGTCATGCCAAGATTTGGCTAAAAAATTAGGCGTAAGCGACAGGGCAATTTATAAGAAAATAAAAAAATGTAAAACACAACAATAAATTTATCCACAAGACAGTTTAAGAAAATGAAGTGTAAACACATTTGTACATGCAAATGCATTGTTGTTGGACCTTACCTATATGAATAAAATTTTAAGACTTTCAGAGTCAAATATCGATTCAATTTTAGACCTTCAATTAAAGTCTTTTCCAGAAGATCTTCGTGACAGTAAAGATTTTTTATTAAAATGTTTGGAATGGCCAATAGCTCACGGCTTCTTTGAAGAAGAAATATTAAAAGGATTGGTGTTTGGATACCATCATTCTTATAAAATGTTTCATATTTATTCGGTTGAAGTTTTTCCAAAATATCAAAAACAAAAAATTGGTCAAGAATTGCTTCAGTACACCATGGATCATTGTAAAACGTTAAATTATGATAAAGTGCAAGCGTATGCTGTATCTTATGGTGGATGGAAATTATTATTGAAATTTGGGTTCTCCTCAATTGGTGAGAAAAATATTAATGATCACAAGACAGAAATAATGGTTTTTGAATATGGAAAGTAAAATTGTTGAAATAGCAAAAATTAAAGTTTTTCGCAAATGTCATCCCATCAACTGTCAATATTGCAAATTTGAAATCGATCTTTGTTCTTGGCTGAAAACTACCTGTCCAAATTGCGGATCGGATTTCGATTCAATTCCTTTAAATTCAAAATTATCCGATATATCATCTATTGATGAAAATATTAGGACTTGACGCCTCAACAACAACAATTGGATATTCTGTGCTCAATTTTGATGGATACGCTCCGCCAAAATTAGAGCACTATTCTTATTTTAAACCGCCAAAAGACGGGCATATCGCCGAACGACTCGCGAAAGTTCGAGATTTTATTTATGAAATTATGGACGGATATACTCCAGACGAAGTTGTTATTGAAGATATTCTTCTTGGATTTAAACCTGGTGGCGGAGGTTTCGGCGGAACAACTATAAAAACCCTCACTTCTCTTGCCGTTTTAAATCGCGTTGTATGTCTCTCTGTTTTTGACAAGTTGAAGCGACCGCCTATACTTCAATCTGTAATGAAAATTCGTCACGCCATCAAAGAGAATAAAGTCATTCCCAAAAAAGATGAAGTTCCAGCTTTGATGATTCAATATCTCGGCCCAATTGATTTTCCAGTTCAAACAAAAGGAAAACACAAAGGAGAATTGGCGTCAGTTGTAGGAGATATTGCAGATTCAATTGCTTGCGTTTATGGTTATTGCAAACTTCAATTAAAAGAGAAAGAAAAGGCCGAAAAGAAAAATGCAAAACCTAAGAGAAGAAAGTCTTAAAATTCTTGGTTTTTCTCCAGATCAAAACCCGGACGAAACCGATATAAAAAAGGCATTTAAGAAATTATCTGTTCAATATCATCCCGATCGAAATCCAAATGATCCGAGTTCAGAACAAAAATTCAAAGAAATAAATGCAGCTTATCAACAATTAACAAATCCGCAACCAGAACAATCATTTCCAGATCCAGGATCTGGATTTTATGCAGATCCATTTGAATTCTTTAAAAGAGCAGGGTTCTCTTCAAACAGAGACGAAGAAAGTTTTGAACCATTACCAATTATAACCATTAATAAAAAACTTTCATTCAAAGAATCTGTTCTTGGTTGCGAAAAAACAATAAATTATTCCAAATATGTTCCATGTAATTCTTGCAACGGAGAGGGCTTCAAAAGAACAAGTGATCAGTGTAAAACATGTGATGGAAAAGGAATAATTTCCCAAAGAAAGGGAAATATGTTGATTCGGCAATCATGCCCAAAATGTTTTGGACACGGAATTCAAACCATAAAGTGTGACAGTTGCAACGGAGAAAAACGCAAATTAAAAGAGGTTTCTCAAAAAATTAATATTCCGGGCGGAGCCCGGAACGGAGCGAGACTTCGTTTAAGTGGTGCTGGACATTATGAACCATTTCTTCAGGCAATGCAAAATGCAATTCTTGAAATTGAAGTCGAACCACACCCGACTTTAACTTTCGATGGTAGAGACGTACACTTTACGTTAAACTTATCGCTGCTTGACGCCTTGCGCGGAGTGCCCGACCAAAAGATAGATACGATATACGGGCAGTCTGAGCGATCCGTGGTTGTTCCTGCGCTCTCCAAGAATCTCGATACAATTAGCGTCGAAGACCTTGGGATTTCAAAACAGGGACTATTTGAAACTAAAAACGGAAACGAAATTGTTCATATCAATGTAATCTACCCTGACAATATCTCGGATATAATCTCGTTATTGGAAAAATCTCAAAACTCATCTGAACCAAAGGAAGAATGCCCTACTTTATAACATGTAACAACTCGGGTTGCGGAAAAACAACCTCTGAAACTTTAATCGACAAAGAAACAAAAGAAGTTTTTTGTCATGAATGCAAAAAAGAAATTACCAACATAAATGCTTTTACAAAAAAAAGCATGATTGATATTGGACAAATTATTCGTTTTTCTCCGGATAAAGGAGGCTGCGTTTGTCCGAGTTGCAAGAAAAACACGCCTCCTGTTGCAAAAAAGCAGACGTTTGTCTGCAAACATTGCGGAAGCGATTTAAATCTTTCTCCAATTTTTGCCAGAACATTAAAAATGAATATCGGTAAATCTGCAAGCCGAGATGATGAAGAACCGGAAATGTCGGCAATTTATAAACGGGCGATGGAACCAAGCAAAAAGAAAAGCAAAAAATGAAAAGAAAAATATATGAATTCAATTACGATCAATCTTCTAACGGATATGTCTTCGTTTATAAAACAGAGACAGGAAAATGGCAGAAGCAAAAATGTCAATCTAATCACGGTAAAATTGGAATTCCACTTTTCTCAGTAAAAAAAGATAATTTAGATCGGTGGATTAAAAATCAAATTAAATGCGTAAATGAAGCTCTCGATGGCCATTATCATTATAACGAAATTCAAGGAATTTTCGTTATAAAACAAAAATCTCAATTTGAAAATGAAATGAAAGTCACTGTATTTGGTGCGCCCGGATTTGGAGATAAACTTTTTCGTAATTCGTAAAATGAAAAATGGATGTAAGAGAATTTCTCAAAAATAAAATTCAACTATCTGAAGAAATATTTGATATCGTCTCCAAATCATCCAAATTAATAAATTCGAAAGATTCAGAAATCCTTGATTCCAAGAAATATTTGGATTCGAGGATTTCGTCGTTTTATCAAAAAAAATATAAATTTGGATATTTTCCTCCGACAGATTTTTCTTCCGTTTATTCAGAATCAAATATAAAAACTCTAATGAAGATTGGAGTTCTTTATAAGAAAGATTATCGATTTGATTCAAATTTCAAACACCATTCAATTGTATTTCCAATCATTGATGATTTTGGATACGCTGTTGGATTAATTGCAAGAACCATTAAGGATCAATTTTGCAAAGATAACAACATATCCAAATACAAATATTCTCAATTCAAAAAATCATTTGTATTGTATGGTTTGAATTTTGCAAAAGAGGCAATTCGATTAAAAAAATCAGCGATTCTTGTTGAAGGTCAATTTGACAGAATTGCGTGCGATTATGTCGGACAACATAACGTTGTCGCAATGGGAGGATCTTCTCTTTGTTATTATCAGCTTTATTTGCTTAAAAAATATGGAGCAAAGAAAATTTATATTTTAACAGATAACGATCTTCCTGGCGAAAAAGCGAATAACCGTATTATAAAAAAATTTGGAGAATATCAAGATTTTGAAAAACTTGCATTTCCCAACGAATATCACGATATAGACGATTATATTAAATTAAATAAATCCAACGAATCAATTTTTGACAATATATAATGCAATATTTAGGCAGCAAAGCACGAATAGCAAAAAAAATTCTTCCAATCATCTTAAAAGATCGAAAACCAGACCAATATTATGTGGAACCATTTGTTGGAGGATGCAATTCGATCGATAAAGTTTCGGGTCCAAGAATTGGAAATGATTCAAATGCATATCTGATAACTTTATGGAAATCTTTGCAAAATGGCTGGGTTCCTCCAACTATAGTTTCAAAAGAATTATATGCTAATGTTCAGAAGTATCCCGATCTTCATCCAATGGAACTTGTTTGTTTTGTTGGTTTGCTTTGTTCTTTTGGAGGAAAGTGGTTTGGTGGATATGCTGCAAACTCAAAAGGTGATAATTATGCAGAACGAGGCGCAAGAATATTACTAAAACAAATTAAAAATTTAAAAGATGTTGAATTTTATTCATTTGATTATAATCAAATGAATATTCCTGAAAATTCAATTATTTATTGTGATCCTCCATACGCCAATACAACTCAATATAAAAATAAATTCGATTCTGTTAAATTTTGGGAATGGTGCAGAGAAAAATTTAAAGAAGGTCATAAAATTTTTATTAGCGAATATTCGGCTCCAGATGATTTTGAATGCTTGGTCGAAATTCCAGTATCTACAAAATTAAATAAAAACAAAGATCAACCGAGAATCGAAAAACTTTTTCAACCAAAGGGACAATGAATCAATATAAAATATCAAAAATTGCATCAAGAGACTTTTCCCAATGCAGATCGAATAGTTATCAATGGATAATTCAAGAGTGTCCAACCGCTCCCGAAAGTATTTCTGATTATTCGGACGCCCAAGGTTTTGTTAAATCAATTAACGATCCGGGTTTTAAAGAAGAACTTTATGAAATAAATGAAGCGCTTAACAAAGCATTTTGGAGATTAATTGATTCCGTTCTTACAGAGCGTCAAAAAGAAGTGTTGAAACTTTCAGCCGGAAAAGACCCGCGTTTTCCCAACGAAAGCAAAACTCAGGTTGAAATTGCCAAATTGCTTGACGTCAATCAGTCTTCTGTTACAAAGTCAATTCATGGCAACTGTGATTATCGCAATGGTCGTAAAGTTTATGGTGGGGCCGAGAAAAAATTGCAAAAAGCAGCAGATCGAGATCCTGAGATAAAAGAATTAATGAAAAGAAAATATCTTCTTATGGAAGAATTTGATTTATAATTTGCAATATTACAATATATCGTTTGAGACATGTCTAATAACTTAGGAAATAAAATGCAAAATTTTTCAGTTGATTTTGAAAATCTCAACGAAACTTTAAACAAAAAGGCATACAAATACGACGATGTTAAAGACAAACTCGTAAAAGTTGCATTTGATGTTGTACGTTTTTTTGACGAAACAGATATTGGTGGGCTTTGGAAGGTTCAAAAAAATAAAGAAGGCGATGTAATCGTTGCCCTTTATGAAGAACCAGCGATTGAAAAATCTGCCTCTGTTAAAAAATATTGGAACGCAATACTTGACTCAAGCAAATCCAACATTTACATAACATATAAAAACTCAGTTATTTCAAAAATTGCTTCTTCAGATCTTCCGTTTCCAAAAGAAGAACTTGAACTATTTGCAAAATCTATTACTGATAAAATCAATTCAACTCCAGAGTTTCAAAATAAAGTTCTCAAAGAAGCCGACCCACAAATTGTTTCTCAATTTCCGGAATTCTCAAGAGGATGATAATGAATCAAAAAGATTTTTTACTAAAACAAGCCACACAAAAATTATCCAAAGCCGTTGAAGGCGCGGAGCAATTTCCATTATCGATTCTTGCCGCAAAATCAAAGCAAATTGCTGAAGCAAATCCGCTCGATCATACATCTGTTGGAATGTACCAATTTCTTTCAAAGAAAGCTTCTCAACAGTTATATATTCGAAGAAACGAATTTAAATCGGCATATAATACATTTTTTACAAAAAATAACAAATTTGCAGCAGCTTTTGAAAAAGAACTTGGAGAAATTGAGACATTAAAACCAACATTTGCAAAAAGAGCAACAGAATTCAAAAGTGAAGATTCTGTAGCGGATCCATTTTTGACAGAAGCTTTTTCAAGAATTGTTGAGAAAAGAACTGGCGATAAATTTTCCCAAGTTATGGGAAAACAAGCAGCAACAAATTGCTCGCTTGAAATCAATAGAATTGGTGTTCGAGCAAAGTTTGTAGAAGCTGTTGCGGGACAAGAAAATCTTATTATTTGTCGGGCTGCCTTTGAAACTCCAAGGGGAACATCTAGTTTTTTGATTCCAATCGAAGTAAATCAAGGCAGAGCACTTCTTCCTTCAATATTTCTATCTGCCGGTGGATTTTTTGATTTGAATGAGAAAAACTTTCATTTCGCATTAAACAAATTTGCCGGAGAAGATCTTCAATATAATGCAGAAGAAGTTCTCAAAATTGTTTCTTCAACAATTGCAAAGACGGCATCTGTTGATAATTTTAATGAAGTTGAAAAAATTGTATTAAAAGCAAAGCTTGCCTCCGCAAAACCGGCAGAAGATCAAAATGCAATTTTTGCTCAAAACAAAATAGAACCAGTTAAAAGTGTTATTGCGGCTCCAAAACTTCCGCCAAGTGGAGAAATCTTTTCAAATAAATTAACATCTCCACTAGGAGCTGCTGAATTTTTATTTGGTAAAAACTCGGTGGAAAAAGGAAGAAATTCAATTATAAATCGTTTGGATGCATTTGGTTATACTGGATATCAAATTAAAGTCGCAAATGCAAATGAAACATCAACAATTTTTGATGTAGCATTGTCAAATAAGACATTTAAAGTTCCTGTAAAAATGAATAAAATGTACTCGATTGTTCCAGAAATATTAATATCAGAAGGATCAATCCTTCCTTTTTCAAAAGAAGGAATTGATGAGGTTTCTGGAATCGACATACAAACCAAAGCAAGCTTTTCTCCTGGATATGAATTAAGTTCAGAAGAATTAATTGAAATTGTAAGAACGGCTTCAATTGAAAAAAACAAAGAAAAGGTTGAAGATGCGTTAAATATTCTTTTGGCAAAAGATATGAGCGCTTTCCGTTCGGCAACACAAATTTGGATGGATAGTCTCTCGGGAAAACTTGCACCAAAAACATCTGGATGTCGTAAGAAAATCAAAGTTGCCAATCACAGTTCTCCAATTTGCGGTTGTTTAAATCAACCTCTTGATAAAGTTTATCAAGACGAGTTTGGAGATTGTCGTCCTCTTTGGACAAAGAAAAGCGCAGCAGCTCAAACATTTATGTCATCGCATAACAAAATATATTATGAATAAAGCAGCTTTACAAAAAGAACTAATCAATATCAGTGCCACACTGGATACTTTGTTTAATGATAAAGAGGCTGATTCACTTTTATCTTTTGCAGATGACGAAGATGCACTACAAGGATTTGTTGCCGAAATTATTGCAAAGGGTCAAAGTTTGAGGTCAGACATTCAAAATATTCTTGACTCTTTTGAACCCGAACACGATTCAAATGATCTTGAAGCAATTGCTGCAACCGCAAAAGAATTTGATGAATCCGGAGATCCATTTCTTCAAAAACAAGCCCAAGTTCTCGATACCGTCCTTTCTATTTTTGCAAACAAAGATTTTGCAAAACTTGCCGAAGAAGATAACGCAACTGATAAATTAAGAGAAAAATATCGCAAACGCGATCAAGAAGAAAAATATAATAAACCAACAGAATATTTGAAAGATAAAACTTCAAAAACAGCAGATCGACTTTCAAATGCGTTAAAAGAGTCGACAGACGTTCGCCCAATGGATGTTTCATTAAACACAAGATATTGCCCAGATCATGTTGGTGTCGGATTAATTTATGTAGGAGAAGGAACATATCAATGTTCCTTAGATAAAAAAATCTTTGACTTCAAAGAGGGTTATAAAAATGCAAATGGAAAAAATGTTCCAGGATTCAATGTGGCAGATCAAAATAAAATTGACAATTCAAATATAGATTTTAAAGCAAATTTTGATACAAGAGAAGGTAGAATGAACCGCGACAAATAACCAAATAATAACGCTTAACTTTTAAGGGATCTGAAAAACAAATTTCAGATCCCTTTTCTTTTATGTGGTTTTTTCGATATATTGATAGTATGCCTGATTTTAGTTCGATACAACAACACCCAGATGTTGAAGAAATTATTGATAAATTGCTTAATGGAGCAGATCCAAAATCAATTTCTGATTCATTAAAGCTCAGATACACAGAAGACAGCGAATCACATCTTCTTATTTCAATAAAGTTATTAAAAGAATTTCAGGAAAGCGAATATCTTAATTATTACAATCAAGCAAAACAAGATCTGTCAAAAATTAAAAACAAAGGAACGATAAATAAAAAATTAGCTTTATCAATTCAAAATAATAAAACATATCAAGAAAGATTAAATGAAGCTATTGATGAAGAAATAAATATTCTCAAAGAATATAAAGCTTTAAAACTTCTTTTGTTTTCAAGAATTGAACAGGTTTTTGATAAGATTCAAGAAGATACGACGGTTATCAATAGCAAAAATGATTATGTATTAACAAAATACACCGAGCAATTCATGTCTTTAATTGAAAAAATTGATAAAGTTATCAATAATCGACCAGATCAAGTAATTCAACATAATTATGTTGTTCAATATATTGAACAATATCAGTCAATACTTCAACAAGCAATTATCGAAACATTAAGAGAAATTGATTCTGAAGCCTCAAATTTATTCATGGAAAAAATAGCTGAAAAAATGTCATCCTTAAAAGTTCCTGAACTTAATCCTCCGAATGAAAATAAAATTCTTCAAGAAGTTCAAACTCTTAGTGCAAAATTAATTACAAACGGAACAATAATAGTATGAATTCATTTCTTGAAGAAAAGCTTGCAGAAAGATTAAAAATCATTCCAGAGATGGAAAAGTATCTTCGAGATTATTGTAATATTCTCGACAAACAGGGAATTTCATCTGAAAATCAGTTTGAACAATATTTAAATTCAGGAACAATTGATAAAAGAGCGTACCCACAAGGAATAAGAGAATTTATACATCAAACATACAATATTCCAAAATGGACAAAAGCTCTTCAGGATATTTATCAATTAATTTCAACTTCTCAAATTGATTATCAAGAAGCCTTTAATAAAATTACATATGGTTGGGACGATATGGAAAAAATTGACTTCAAGAATTGGGTTTCGTATTATCAACAAGGAAACCAAAATAAATATAAAACCGCACAATATTATCCAAACAATTTTAAGATTGATCCAAACGAAGCATTAAAGGCTCAAATTATTCCAACGCAAGAACAAGTAGAACAGCAGCCGCAATTATCCGAAGAGGAAAAGAAAAAAATATTGGCAAAACGAGTTCAGTCCGTTGTTGCAAGATTGAATGCAGCAGAAAAAATAGCAGCAGAGCCGGATGTTCGAGATGCTTTAAAGAAATTAGATCTTAACTTGGATGATTGGTTTGCCAGACTTCATCAAGTAAAAAGAATGATTCAAATTGCTCCGATTAAAAGTATTTATTCAACATTGCTTCAGGATATCATTATAAAAGAAGCAAACATTCTTGTTAAACAAGGTTTTCCAAAAGCAGCAAAAGAACTTATTTTCATTGCACAAGATCCAAGCATTGTTCCTCCGCCTATTTCTCCTGAAGAACCAGCTTCAGATCCTCTTGAAGAATTCATAAAAGCAATGAATTTTGAAGATGATTCAAAAGCGGAAGATCATGTCGTTCTTGAAGATGAAAATGATATCGTCGATCCTCAGCCAGATGATATGGATAACATTAAAGTGTTGGCTCAAGCCGTTCAATCACCGGTTCAATCTCCTTCTGTTGAACCAACTCCAAATCAACCAGCTATACAACCCGCTCCAGATCAAGAAGTTGTTGAACCAAACACAGAAGAAATACCTCAAGAAGATGGTGTGGCTGAAACGGAAATTCATAAAAAAACAGATGATCTTTTTGAGGCCGCCCTTTCAGATGTAACTGTAGATGATGCCGTTGCTCGTCTTGAAGTTCTTGCAAATCTTTTTCGTACCAGAGAAATCCCAAGACAATTATCCATTGTAGATCTTATTTTCGACAAACTAAATATTGCTTCGTTCTTTCCTTCGCTTGCAGAAGCAAGCAGTAAAATGTTAGATTCAAATCAGTATGCTTTAACTCGTATTGAGGAAATTCTTTCAAAACTTCGTGGTGTTATTAGAAATCCCGAAAGCGCAGAGCTTGATCTTGTTGGAAAACCAATCACGCCAACATTACCAAACATTCAAAAAGAATTGGCAAATCAAATGGAACTTGAACGTCAGCTCAAAGATAAACGAAAGAAAGAAACGCAGCTCGCAGAATTGGCCGAACCTTTACCGGCAGAACCAACTGAGGTGGCAGAGGCCGGCGAAGAGCAGAGCGCGTTAAACGAATTGTCTGTGCCGCCAAACGCGTCTCCACAACAACCCGCTGCACCACCAGTTAATAAACCAGCAGGATGAAACTAATTCAAATTCTTCAGACCATCGATGGTTTATCGAAACTTAATAAAACCGCCAAACCCTGGATGGTTGGGGGAATTCCTCGCGATAAATTATTGGGAAGAAAAAATGATTTGGCGGATATTGATTTAACAACTGGAGATGAAAGCATTCATGCTTTGGCGCAATTAACAGCAATTAAATTTGCAAAAGATGTTTCTTCATTTCGGGTCATGAACGATGGCCATTCAAGAATTTTAATCAATAATTGGAAGATTGATTTTTCAAGCAATTTCAAGGTTCCAAATATAAATTCAATTCTTGTTGAAAAAGGAATGAATCGAATATCATCCATGGATGAGGAAATTTATAGTCGAGATTTCACATGTAACACGTTGCTTTGGTCTTTAAATTTAAAGCAAATGTATGATGTGACTCAAAAAGCTAAAATTGACATTTCAAATAAATTAATTGACACATGTTTGGATCCAGAAATAACTCTTGGAAATGATTTCAAAAGAATTCCGCGAGCAATATATCTTTCATCAAAACTTGGATTTTCAATTTCTGACAGAACAAAAAATTGGATAAAAAATAATCCGCAAGCCATTCAAGATTGCGGAGATGATTTTATAAAAAAGAAATTAAATAAAGCTTTACTTTATAATTCTTCAAATACAGTTGCTTTATTAGATGAATTGAATCTTTGGAAATTCATCCCAACAACTCCCGAATTAATGAAATTCATGACTGTTCCAGGAAGAATATGAAAAATGAATTTTTAGATCAAATGTATTTTAATGAAATTGCAAAATTTGCCGATCCAATTCTTTTTAAGAATTATGATTATACTGACGAGGATAAAAATGGTCCTGGAATTGGTTTATTTAATGGACCAATGGATCGTTTTAATTCTGTAAATGAATTTCGAAAACATAAGGCTGCTCGAAATCGAAGAAAAAAGAAAATTAAAGATTTGCACGACAAGGTTTCAAGATGAAAAAGCTTGCAGTTCTTCGGGATAACGAATCAAAACCGTGTCCGTTTGGGTTGGGAATTCCTTATGGATGCCAAAAAGTTGGACAAGCAATTACCAATATGATTCCTTTATCAATGTCCGAAGATAAAGAAAATGAAATTCGTCAAACAAATACAAGCGTTTTTCTTTGGCAAGCAACAGGAGAACGTTGTATTTATGCAGACAAAATTGTTGGAAAAGAAGTAAATTGCACTTTCACAGAACGACAAGAAAATCGAGATGATATTATCGGTTCTCCTCTTTATACAAAAATGTTTACCGGAACGGCAGCCAATGGAATTTATACTTCTCCGTCTGCATATTATAACGAATCACCAATGAACCGCGGTCCATTTTTTGGTATGTATGGTATTGAAAGTGTGGGTTCCGAAGAAAATAAACTTGTAAAATCTACGGATAATAAGGAATAATTAGCATGGAAGAAGTTAATTTTAAAAATGAATTTTTACGCATAAAAAATGCAGTAGAAAACGTGTTTGATAAAATCGAATTAAAAATTTCAGAATTATCACCAGAACAAATGATTACAGTTTCAGAAAAACTTGATATTTATGAAAAATTCATAATAAATCTTCAATTACGTTTAAATAAAATTTCTCTTGGAGAAAAGGAATAACAATGGCTTTGGCAAAACAGGCACAAACATCAAATTTGGACGGATTTCGAATTTCTCAAGATGAATTAAAAGATCTTTTGAAGGCCGACGACTCAATGGTTGTTGATGAATATATGGAAGATTCAAATGATCTTGCCGTTGAAATGGAACTGACTCCGGACGCAGAGGAAAAAAAAGTTCTCGAATCTGGCGCGGAAGTCATTGGAGAAATTGAAATTCAAGATTCCGATGGCGAAGTAATTGAAGAAAAAGAATTTGAATTTAAACTTGATGCTGTTCCTGGCGGAGAAGATCAATCCGAAATTGTTGAGGAACAGGAGCCAGAAGAAATTGTCGAAGAGGATAAAGATCCCTGGAAATGTACTCCGGAAAAATTTCTTGATTGGGCCAAAGATCGTTTGGCAAATATTCCAAAACATAATGGAAAATCGGTTGCCGGTTTGGTTCGAGCAAAATCATATCTTGAAAAATTTCTTCCAGTAATTAAATCTGCTCTTCAATCAGACGTTGATGGTTTTCTTGATACCGATCAGGTCGAAGCAATTCGAGATGAAGTTCTTCAAGGAATTGAAAGACTCGAAGACCGAATTCAAAAAATAGAAGCGCAAAAACGACCAAAGAGCAAAAAGAAAAAAGCCGATGAAGAATATGGTTTGGTAAAAGAAGCGCAAAAAGCTGCCGGATTTACAGTTGTTGTCCCGCTGCTTCACTCATTCATTGCAAGAACCGTTATTAATTCGCATGTTAGTGGCGGGCATGATATTGAAGATTCATTTATTAAAATGGCTAAAAAATATGATCTTGATAAACGAGAGATCGCAGAAATGACTCAGCTTATTCTCGATATGGGATATCCATTAAATCTTGATCGAGGAAGACTTGGCGAAGATGTTGACAAATCATCTTCAAATAACTTTGATTGGGCTGCAAATTATTTAAAATGACAAAATATCATAAAACATCTATACAGTACGACGTGCCAATTGTTTCAGCTTATGTCGTTCATCAACATAAAAATAAATCTGATATAGAGAAACTTATAAAATCGTATAAATTAACGCCGGCGGAAATCAATGGAGTTAAAAAAATAATTAAGTTAGGATTTTTTAAATAAGGAAAATATGCGAGGCGGAATTCCAATTTCAAGAATGAATGGAACATATGGATCTGAAATTGATTCAAGACAAAAACGGATTGAATCAATTGATTGGAATCGTTTTGCTCAAGATTTAAATCAGGAGACGGCGGTTTCCAAAGCGAGAAAACGCGAAGCTCAATCTTTAATTGATCAAATCAATGCAATTGTTGGAACCAAGAAAGAATCAAGCGCCGAAGAAAAATTAAATTCATATAAAGAAAGAACGGGTTTGGCTCAATTTCAAAGAACGGCTCAAACTCAAAATTTGGAAATTCCCCAACACCTTCAAAACAAAATTATTCAGTTCTTAAAAAATCGAATCGAAACTTTCAAGGGGCATATTTCTTTGCTTTCCTTGCAAGAAGAGCTTCTTAAAGTTTTCTCAAAAGAAGGTCTTCAAAAATCTGAAATTGATAATCCAAGTTTTGCAAAATTTATCAGTGATATGATTCTTGAAGAACAAGCAAAGACTCCAAAAGTTCAAATGGATTCAAATCTTGGAAAAACCTATACTACAACAGATGATAATGATCCTGAAAATACAGATTTCTTTCATGCAATGATGGTTGCAAAAGGCTCAAAAAATGAACCAATTAAAAATTGTGATCGTTGTAATACAAGATTAAGAGGAGATAAAGATCAAAATCTGGTAAAAGGAAAATTTTTATGCAAATATTGCTATGATGATTTTATGGAGTTGTTAATTTTAACAACAAATATACCATGCATATGCTCCCATTCATATAATGATCATTATCCTAGATTTGCCGGCTGGTCTTATGAAAATGGAACAAAATGTAAAATTTTGTTAGATAACGATCAACCTTGCCCTTGTAAAGAATACACTCATAGATAAATTAAATGGCAAATGTTGCTTTTGCAAATTACAATAATCTTTTTGATCAATTAAAATCGGGTCTTGTATCGTTAGACCCAATTGCTTTTATTGAAAAATATCTTACGCTTGATGGTAATCCATTTCGTTTGCATGGAAATGGATATAAAATGTATTGTGACATTTATCGCTATATTGGAATAAAAGCACTAGATCCAAACGCAAAACCAATTGTTATGGTAAAAGGTCGCCAGGTTGGTGGAACGATTATGTGTGCTGCCCTTGAGCTTTACTTTATGACTTGCGGAATTTTTGGTGCTCATGGAAAACCTCCGATGCGCCTTCTTCATTGTTTTCCACAACTTGACATGGCAAAACGTTATGGAAAAACAAAATTAAATCCAATGATTCTTGCTTCAAATGGAGTTGAAGATCCAAAAAAACCTGGGAAAAAAGTTCCATTTGCTGTCACAAAACTTGATGCATCAACAGACACTTCTGATTCAATGTCGTTCAAACAATTTGTTGGTGGAAATTTCGTTGCTATCGAGTCAGCAGGACTTACAGGCGATAGAATCCGTGGTTTTACCGCAGATGGAATTTTCTTCGATGAAGTTCAGGATATTCGGGCAATTGCATTAAGCTCAGCTTTGAAAATTCTTTCTCAGGCCCAATATGGAAATAAGGGGCTTCAGGTTTATTTCGGAACACCAAAAAAGAAAGGCTCTGCTTATTGGAAGATGTGGCAAGCTTCTTCTCAGGGATACTACCACCTTGGATGCGAACAATGCGATAAAACATTTCCTCTTTATACTCCAGGAAGCAATGATTGGAAAAAAATATGGATTGAAGATGATTTACCAGACGATCATAAAAATTCACGCGGAATTCCGGATCATGGATTTATTGTAAAATGTGTTCATTGTGGGTTTGAACAAGATAAAAGAGAAGCTGTCGAAAGAGGCAAGTGGATTTTTTCTAAACCAGAAGAACAATGCACATATATTGGCTATCACATCAATCAACTTTACATGCCGAACATGAGTCGCGCCGATATTATTGCACAAGAACCCGAATTTCATCCAATTAATAATGAACGAATTTATCAAAATGAAGTTCTTGGAGAATTTTATTCTGGCGATTCATCCCCATTAACCACAGAAGATATTGATGATAACTGCGCAGATCGAGATCGAAGATTCGCAGAACGCATTACTCCATCCGATCATAAAAGAGTTTATCTTGGGTGCGATTGGGGAGATAAAATCGATATTAATCAAGTTTCCGAAGAAGAGGAAGAATCCTCAAAAGGTGTTGGAAAATCTTATTCTTCAGTTGTTGTGTTGTCGGTCGAAGGACCACAACTGTTAAACATTCAATATGCAAATATTCTTCCCAAGAAAACGTTTGAATATAAAAAGCAAGTTGTTCAACAACTTTATCAACGTTATTCCGTAAATCTCGGAATTGGAGATATTGGTCACGCAGGAGATCTTTCCGAAGAATTACAAAAAGAATATGGAAAACGTTTTCTTACAAGCCGCGCCGTAAACACACTAAATGGTAAAATTCGACTTGTTGACGAACATATTCCTCATTCTGGAGAAATTCAATTTGAACGAGATTATCATATTGATGAATTAATTAATGCAATAAAAAAAGGAAGAATACGTTTTCCATACAAACCATACGAGATGATTTCTTGGTTGGTTCAACATTGCTGTTCTATGGAATTGAAGCCTAAAGTGGATCAGTTTGGAGATGTAAAAACAACCTATGTTAAAGGCAACACTCCAAACGATGGTTTCATGGCTTTATTAAACGCCTGGTTGGCTTATAAATTTGATATTACAAACGGATTTAAGATCAAAGATCCAAATCGATTTTATGAAAATCCAACGGAAATCAAGGCTCCGCCGGTTTTATTGGCTCATATGCCGGGAATGAATTCAATGAAAAGAAATCAATATTCACCGTGATTAGGAATCACTTTCCCAATCAACAAGCTGTTCTAATGAACAATCAATTTCTTCATCAAGAAGGCATATAGATTTATCTAAAAAAAGCATATCATCAAATTTTTTTTGACAAGAAAATTCTTGCAGATTCTTCGTTTTCACTTATAACAGAGGCTTTAACACAATATTCTGGAACGCTTCCAAGTGGCTGTTTGTTATAAAACATATCAGCATTTGATATGGTGTCGGTAATAAATACATCTTCGGCTTCATTCCAGCTTTTCATAATTTTACCTCATATAAACTTTGTTTACATTTGACGATTAAAAATATATTGTCCGTCTTCAGTTTTTCCACAAGAATAAATTCGATGCTCGCCATCTTTCATGTAAACATGAATTAAATCTTGTAATGATGGACCAAGAGAAATTTCAACTTTTTTTCCAAGAATATTTTCAAGAACATACAGATCATCTTTTGGTTTTAATGGATTCAGACCTCGAAGAAATGGAAGAAGCACTTCTTTGTTATCTTCACCAAGCCCATAAAATCCATCTTTGTATACTGGAGACCAACGATCTCCGCAACATTTGCAATCTATGCCGTTTGAACAACCATCAAAATAAACTTGTCCATTCGTGCATTCTCGGGCAAAATCATTTGCCCGTTCTGCATCAATATGCTCCACAATAACCCAAGCTCCAACAGTTTCGTTATTATAAGTTTTACCACCAGGATTATTTTGTCGATAATAAAAAAATGCCATGATATTTCCTTTCAAATGAATGGCGGGTCTTGAGAGAATCGGACTCTCGCAAACATCGATTTAGAATCGACTGCTCCACCACTGAGCTAAAGACCCAATTTTGGGCTAAATATTTAGCCCAAATTATATTAACCATCGTTAAACTGTGAATGAATAATTCTGGGTTTTTCTAATGAAACTTCTTCACATGTTGATTTTGTTGGATCGGTCCATTCATCTGCCGGAAAACCTTCCGTTTTGCAATGATCTTTTTTTTGCCAATTTTCTAGCTTTATCCTCTGTTTTTGCGCAGATCACATGCGATTCAGTTTCGTCATAACTATATTTATTTCTTTTAAGCAACCATAATTTCATATTAATTTTCCTTTTATGAAAATGCTAATTTCAATCGTTTCATTAATTCTTTTGTTTTTTGCCCAGGTTCCGCTGCTATCGCAGTCAAAGAATTATTGTAATCCGGTTCGTGAAAAACCGAATAAGCTATATTTTCTGAATAAATTTGTTTTGCAAGCTCAATCAATTCTTCTTCATTTTTAACTTGAAGAAGACAAATAAAATTGCTATTTTCCATCCAATTTATTGTGATGTTTGGATGTTCTTTGGCAAACTGAAACGCACAATGCGTAATTTGAGATGCCATTTGGCCCGGCATTAAATCATTTCGAACGACAACATAAAGCTTGTCGCCAAATTCAATTTTTGAATGTTTCACAATAGTAACCTAATTTTCATGCATTTGAATTTTCTCTTTTCAACCAAGAAGAAATTGCATTTCGAACAAATTCATTACATTCTTCGTCTGTTTTTAACGGTCTTTCTTGTTGAATTTTTTTCCATGAATCAAGGCTCCACAATAAAAAACTATGATTTTTAATAATTTGAAATATTAAATCTGCACGAGGTTTTATCTTACAGCTTTTTTCAAGATCTGAATATTTTTTATTATTTGCAAACGCAAGTGCTAAGTGTAAATGTCGACATTCTTGACCAAGTTCTCTATTTATTTCTGCAAGAATATTTTTTGTTTCAGTATTATTTGATTTTTTAATTTGAGATCTTTTCTTTTTTATTTCTAAAGAAAGACCATTTATCGTGGCACGAAGTTTCGCAAAAGCACATATTGTTGAATAACTCATTTTTATCCTCCAAACATTAAACATTATTCCAAATAAGATCAGAATAATTATATTTGGAGGACCGCGAATATTTACCTATAGAAAAATCATTTCATCCTCATTGGTCCAACAATGCCAGTATAAACTTTCATTGGATTATGTTTTCCAAGAAATCTTTCATTTACCTTACCAACCAATAATGTCTGCAATTTATTTAAAGCAATGTTAAATTCTTCATGGTTCCATTTTAAGAAATTTAACATTGATCCCGAAAAGGACAACATAAAAGATAATAATTCTTCAACAGATCTGATATCATTTTGAACACAAAAATCATTTAATTTTGTTGGAATAAATAACTTATTATCTGCAATAATACAGCCAAAATCTCCAGGATTTATTTTTAATTTAAAATTAAGCTCAATTTTCATTTCTTTATTCTCGCAACCAAACCTTTTCCATTTTTGGTTGTATGAATT